GCCGGGTTGGGGTGGGGTTGAGATGATGATTTTGTGAACAGACCCAATCCACCTACTTTATATGATTTATTGATAATATTTGGTAGTATTATATTATTTTTCATCTATAAATAATATATAAAAAAAAACAAATATAATGAAATATAATGAAATATAATAAATGTATTTAAATGAAAAAGGTTATTTAGAATTATTAAAGAATGTATTAAAAAACGGTGAGAATATTGAAAATAGAAATGGAAATACATTGAGTACATTTGGAAATATGATAAAATTTGATAATATTAATAATAATTTTCCTTTATTAACTACAAAAAAAATTTATTTCAAAGGTGTTTTGGAAGAGTTATTATGGTTTTTAAAAGGATCTACAAATGCTAAAGAATTACAAGATAAAAAGGTTCATATATGGGACGGTAATTCTACACGAGAATATTTAGATGCAAATGGTTTTGAAAATTATGAGGTAAATGAATTGGGACCTATATATGGTTGGCAATGGCGATCATTTGGTAAAAAATATAGTACAAACGGTGATGAAAATGGTGTAGATCAAATAAGATATATTATTCAAGAATTATTAAAACCAAATAATAGTAGAAGAGCAATTTTGACAGGTTGGAATCCATTACAATTAAATGAAATGGCATTACCACCATGTCATATGATTTATAATTTTTATAAAAATTCAGAAGGATTATCGTGTTTAATGACAATGCGAAGCAGTGATTTATTTTTAGGATTACCTTTTAACATTGCGAGCACAGCAATATTAACAAAAATAATAGCAACAGTATTGCATATGGATATTAAAAGTATAGCAATATCTATAACAGATGCACATATATATGAGGAACATAAAAGTGCAGTAGAAGAACAATTAAATAGAAATATAATTACAAACAGTGAAATCAAATTAAAAATAATATCAAAACCACCATCAATAAAAAGTACAATAGATGAAAAAATAAATTGGATCAATAATTTAAAATATAGTGATTTTGTATTAGAAGATTATAATCCACATTCGGCAATAAAAGCAATTATGAAATAAATTAATAACATCCTGCTTCAGTCCATGGAATACCACATGATTTAGAATAAGCACATCTAAATTTATTATAATTATCTATTTTTTTATTTTTAGCATAATCAAAATCTTTTTTAGCTAAATATAATGGATATACAGAATCGCATTTCAAAGGGATTTTTTCGGCACCCTCTGGATAATGGTAGCCATTTACATCTCTTAGAGCTTTTGGAGAGTTTTTTATTAATTCTTCTTTTCCATCACTATGAATTTTATAAGTATATCCTGACATTTTTGCAGCTGCTTTTCTAAATTCAATATATTCATCTGTTTCGGTATTTAATCCTGTTTTATTCACAAAATCGCTTGAATCTTTATGTTTTAAATCAACAACCAAGTTACTATCAAACGGATCGGGATTATCAAGTGTTTTTGTGTATCCCCGGTCCTCTCTGAGTAATGCATTATTATATAATGCATTACTTGTATATACCCCATTATTTGGTTTTATATTGCATTTAATATTAAATTGTGATCTATTATATTTTGGGCCAAAATAATTTACTTTTTTGCCCGAATCAGGATCAACTTCATCGTGATCTGTACCAACTCCGTCAGCCCCCTTTCTAAATGTTAAAGAACTATTCCAATAATCCGGACAATAAGGAGCGTCGTATCCTATATCTTTTTCCAGAATAGGAAAATCGAAAGTATATACTTTGTATGCTAAAAATATTATAATTAAAATAGTACCAATAATAAATGTAATTACAAAAGTATATAATTCATTAAATAATAATGCATTACCCCAATTTGTAAAGGATCCTAATAATAATATTATAATAGCAATACTACCATATAATATACATATGGTAAATGATAACCAATATTTAGAATGTCTTTTATTATCAAAAAGTTTTTTATCATAATCAGTTAATATAGAACGATAATCTGCCATATTATCATCAAAAGATTTTTCATCATCGTATGTAAAATCACCTGTTGCTATATTACTGTGAAATTTTTCAACACATCGTTTTTTCATAATTTATCTTATCTATTAATATAAATAGATATAATTATTTATACATTTCAAGATTTTTAGTTCCTTTCAATGATACATATTTTGGCAATTGATCAAATATAGGAATAGTATTTAATTCTTTAACATAATGTAAATGTTGTAATAAATTTGTTTTAATAATTCTAGTACATTCTAATATAACTAATTTATTAAGAAATTTTGCTTGCGATATAGTATTAGTGTAATCGGTTAATTTCGGTCTATTTGATAAATATATAGATTTCATAATAATTTTTAATTCAGTATCACTTTGTTTTCCAATAATAGAATTATTTTCAGTATTAAAATAAATATATTTTCTAATTTCTTCATGTAATAAAGAAATATTATCATTAGAAAAAAATAGTCCGGTTAAATCATTTAATGAATATGTTCTAGATATAGTATTAGTACCGTTTTCCGTATTTTTAGTATAATTATTTTTATTAATAAATTTTGTATTAATATTAGTATTAACTCTACCTGATCCTAAATTATTATTCATAAGTAATCTAAAATATATAAATAGATTTTTTTTAAATTTATTATCATTCTATTTTATAGAAGAACAAATGATTAATATTAAAAATTTAAATAATTATTCTAAATTTTTATTATATAAACGAAATATAATAACTAATAAAGCGATAGTAAATAAATTTGCATTTTATATAAATATGATTATTTATAATATAACTACTTTAATATCTATTATTGCAATTTTAGTAATTAATAAAAATAATATTAATATAGATACTTTGAAAATAGGAAAAATATATCTTAATAAAATGTGTAATTTTGGAAACAATAAATCTATGAAAGGTGGTACTAATTTACCGGCATCTTATAATGGTACAGATGATTCTTTGTTATATAGTGCGGAACAAGGTACTGATGTGCAAAATATACAATGGGAAAATAATTTGATAAGACAAGAATTAGGTACAAGCGGAAATCAATCTGGTGGTTGCGGGAAAAAAAATTGTAGTTTTAATAAAAAATTATTATCATTAGTAGGCAAAATTTTAAAAGAACATAAAATGAAAATAGATAAATCAACAAAACAAGAATTAATAAATATAATTAAAAATTATGTATATAGAACAGTTGATATGTTAAAATTAAAATCAAATAAAAAAAAATTAACATTAAAAAGTATGAAAAGTATATTATCAAAATCTAGAATAAAGAAATTGTTAATTTAAAAAAATGATTTAAGTTTTTATTTTTATATAATTATAAAATGGGTATAATTACTATAGATGGAAATATTGGTTGTGGTAAAACAGGAGTATTAAATCATTTACACAAAATGTATAAATTACCAGTTGATTTAGAACCTGTTGATAATTGGCAACCATATCTAAATAATATGTATAATAATAAAAATAATACATTTCATTTTCAAGTTAGAATATGGTTAGATAGATGTTGGATTCAAACAAATAATATTAATATTAATAATATTTATGTAGAAAGAAGTCCATTTTTTATCAAAAAAACTTTTATAGAATTAGCTAAAGAAAAGAAACTTATAAGCGATAATGAATATAATATTCTATTAGATTTACATAGAAAAACAGATATAATGTGGGATAAAAATATATATATATATCTAAGATCAAATCCTGAATCTTGTTTAGAAAGAATACAAAAAAGAAATAGATTAAGTGAAGATAAAATAGATATTGATTATGTAAAGAGACTTCATGAATTACATGAACAAAATATTATTGAATTAAGTAATTTAGTATCACAAAAAAAAATACATATAATAAATGTAGAAAATAAAACAATAGTATCAATTGCGAATGAATTATATGATTTAATAAAATCAAATTAATAATTTATATTATTTTATTAGAAATGTTTATTAAGTCTATATTAGCTTATATATATATATTATTATCTTTAATATCATTAATAATAATTTATATAGTTAAATGTAGTTATAATAATAATTATATAGATAAATTTTTATATTTGGATAATGAAAATAAATTAAATAGGATTACATATTATTTATCAAATTCATTATTGTTTTTTATTTATGGTATTATATTTGGTATAAGAAATATTTATTTAATAATATTTAAAATAATTATATATGATACAATTATATTTTTTATAAAATATTGTAATATAAAAATAATAGATTATAAAAGTGAATCATTTAAAAAAAATTTAATTGCTCTTTTTAAAACTATAATGTTAAGTATATCATCATATTATGTAGGTACAATTATATCAAATCATGTATATAATATAATGTTTAATTTAAATAACAGTTTTAATATTAAAATTAGTTTCTATAAGAAAAAAAAATGATATAATAATTATTATATAATATATTATAAAAGCGTGTATAATGAGTAAAAATATTGAGGATAAATATAAAAAATATGAATTATTAGAACATATTCAATCATTGCCTGATACATACATTGGTTCAACCGAATTAACACGAATTAAAACATATATATATAATGATGAAAATATGAAAATGATCGAAAAAGATATTACATATATTCCGGGATTACTTAAAATATTTGATGAAGTTGTTGTAAATGCTATTGATCATTCTATGCGTTTAAAAACTGAAACAAAAGAGAATATTAAACATGTTAAGAATATTAAAATTACTATTGATAAAACAACTGGATATATTACTATATTAAATGATGGCAATGGTATTGATATTGAAAAACATAAAGATTATAATAATGTATGGGTACCCGAATTGATATTTGGTGAATTATTAACATCAACAAATTATGATAAAACAGAAGAAAAAACTTGGGGTGGCAAAAACGGTTTTGGTGCAAAATTAACAAATATATTTTCAAAAGAATTTAATATTGAAACAGTAGATCATTATACAAAAAGAATATATTCACAAAAATTTAGTAAAAATATGACAGAAAGATCAAAACCATCTATAAAACCCTGTTCTAAACAACCATATACACAAATTTCATTTTTACCAGATTATGAAAAATTTGGATTAAAAAGTGGTTTAACAGATGATATTTATGATTTATTTAGAAGACGTATAATAGATGCATGTGCGACAACAAATAAAGATGTTTCAATATATTTTAATAATGAAAAATTACAAATTAAAGATTTTGAAAAGTATGCAGAATTATTTGTAGATAAAAAAGAACAACCTCTTGTATATGAAATTTGTAATGAAAGATGGGAAGTTGTTGTAGGATTATCTAAAACAGGTATTCATGAACAAATATCTTTTGTAAATGGAATTAATACTATTAGAGGTGGAAGACATGTTGATTATATTACTCAGAATATTATTAAACGTTTAGTTGATACAGTTCAAACAAAAAAAAAGAAAATTATTAAATCACAACATATCAAAGATAATATAATTATATTTGTTAAAAGTATTATAGTTAATCCTTCATTTGATTCTCAATCTAAAGAAACTTTAACAACACAATCAAGTAAATTTGGATCAAAATGCGAATTAAGTGATAAATTTATAGATAAATTGTATAAATCCGGAATTATTGAAAAAGCACTTAGTTTAACCGAATTTCACGATCAAAAAAAATTAGTTAAAACAGATGGTAAGAAAACTTCTAAAATTGTAATTCCAAAATTAGATGATGCAAATATGGCTGGAACAAAAAATAGTTCTGATTGTACTTTAATTTTAACAGAAGGAGATTCTGCTAAAACTATGGCAATTTCTGGTTTAAGTGTAATAGGGAGAGATAAATTTGGTGTATTTCCATTGAGAGGAAAAATTTTAAATGTTAAAGATGCTTCATTACAAAAAATCAGTGACAATAATGAAATAACTGCTTTAAAAAAAATTTTAGGATTAGAACAAAACAAAAAATACGATGATGTTTCTAGTTTGAGATATGGGAGTATTATGATTATGACAGATCAAGATCATGATGGTAGTCATATTAAAGGTTTATTATTCAACGTATTTCAATCATTGTGGAATTCTCTTTATAAAATAGATGGTTTTCTCACATCTATGCTAACACCAATTATTAAAGCAACAAATAAAACAGAAATAATTTCATTTTATAATATGAGTGATTATAAAAATTGGTTAGAAAATGATGGTAAGAAAAAAAATTGGAAAGTTAAATATTATAAAGGACTTGGTACTTCAACAGATGAAGAAGCAAAAGATTATTTTAGAAATATGAAAAAAGTTATTTATAAATATAATGAAGAATCTGATGAAAAAATAGATTTAGCATTCAATAAAAAAAGATCAGATGATCGTAAAACATGGTTATTAAATTATGATAAAAATAATGTTTTGGATTATAATAAAAGTACTATCACTTTTGATACATTTATTAATAAAGAATTTATACATTATAGTAATCGTGATTTAGAAAGATCAATTAATCATATGTGTGATGGTCTTAAAGAAAGTACTCGCAAAATTTTATATGCATGTATCAAAAGAAGATTATATAATAATGAAATTAAAGTAGCACAATTGGCTGGCAATGTAAGTGAAGTTACATCATATCATCATGGTGAATCATCATTACAAACAGCAATAATTGGTATGGCTCAAATATATATTGGAACAAATAATATAAATATATTATCACCAAACGGTCAATTTGGTTCAAGAATTCAAGGTGGTAATGATGCTTCATCTCCGAGATATATTTATACATTATTATCACCATTGACTAAATTAATTTATAGAGATGAAGATTCTTGCATCTTGAATTATTTAGAAGATGATGGTATTAATATTGAACCTGAATATTATATTCCCGTTATACCAATGATTTTAGTAAATGGTGGTGTGGGTATTGGTACAGGATTTTCAACAAATATTCCTCAATATAATCCAAGCGATGTTATTAATACATGCATTTCTATTTGTAATAATTTAAATGATAATAATCTAAAAATTACTAACATTGATCATTTAAATGATGCATATAATATTATTAATAATATGGAATTAACAGAATTTATACCTTATTATTTGGGTTTTAATGGAACTATTGCTAAAAGCGATAAAGAACAATTTGAAAGTAAAGGAATTTATACTTGGCAAGACGATACTACAGTTATAATTACGGAATTACCTATTGGAACATGGACTGAAAATTATAAGGAATATTTAGAATCTATCGTACAAAATAATCAATTTAATCTTAAATCATTTGAAAGTCATTATACAGCAAAAAATATTAAATTTATATTACATTTTACACCAGGATCTAGAACAATTCATAGTAATTCTAGTAAATTTGAAAATAATTTTAAATTGGTTTCAACAAAAAATTTAAGTATTAATAATATGCATTTATATTCTGCAAATAATTCTATTAAGAAATATAAAAATACAGTATCTATTATTAAAGAATGGTCAAAAATTCGTTTAGAAAAATATTTTGAAAGAAAAAATTGTTTAGTTAAAAATTTAGAAAAAGATTATAATATTTTATCTTCTAAAATTAAATTTATTTTGGATGTTATTAATGGTAATATTAAAATAATGAATGTTAAATTAGAAGTTATTGCAATTAGATTAACAGAACTTAATTATCCTAAAATTAATAAAGATACTGATAATAGTATAGATGATAATGATAATGATAATGATAATGATAATGTAATTAAAGGTTATAATTATTTGATTAAAATGCCAATATCACAATTAACAATGGATAAAAAAAATCTTTTAGAAAAAGAGGTAGAAGAATTAAAAAATAAGTTAGATGATCTTAAAAATAAAAACATACAGGATATGTGGATATCTGAATTACAAGAATTATATAATAAATGGTTAGAACATAAAAATAATATTGAAACTGATTATTTTAACGATAATAACAATATTACTAAGAATAAATCAATTAAAAAAAAAGTTAAAAAATAAGGTTACATAATCATGAATTCCATATATTAATATATCCTCTCTTTTATTTAAAGAATAATACCATTTAAATGGTATTATTATACATTTGTTTTTATTTAATTTAATATCTATTATTATATCTTCTTCGCTTGGTATAGTATTTTTAATTTTTTTCGGATTTGATATATATAAATTTGTATTGTTATTTGCATATATTAATGTATATTTAAATGGTGATCTTTCCCATAAATTTTTAGACTTATATTTAACTATTTTATTATATTTAAATATTTCATTTATAAATTTGGTGTCTATATTATCTTCAATTACTATTGGTTGTTTTAATATTAAATTATCTATATTTAATTTATCCTTTTTAAATTGTAAAATTGATATTTCCTCTGGAAATATAAAATAACATAATGTATATAATATTATACATATTATTATTATTAATATTATTTTTTTCATTATATATAATAGAATATATATTATATGCTTTTAAAATAACGAATAAATTTTATTTTCATATAGTAAATGGTTAAAGAAAATAATCCCTATTTTAATTTAATTAAAAATAACGCAATCGGTGCAATAAGTCTTCGAAAAAAAAAAAATATATACCATAATGATAAAAAATATAATGATAAGTGTAAAACTGCTAAATCACTTATATCTAAAATTTCAGATCCTAAAATTAAAGCTTTTTTTAAGAATGAATTAGATATTATAGAAAAAAAACATGGTGGGGCTGCCTCGGCAGATATTAGTGCTTTAGCAGATAAAGCTCAAACTTTAAGAGACAGTCCTTTTGGACGATTAGCAGAAGGAGTCATAAAAGCTACACCACAAGGGCGTATTGCCGTGGGTGCTATGGATAAAGCTATAGGAAAGTATGGCGATATTGTTGCAACAGGTACTGAACTTGCAGAAAATGTTGGTCTTGATAAAGAAAAATTGGCCGGTATTGCTAATACTGGTATTGATAATATGGCAAAAGGGGTTGCTGATACTCTAAAAAAAAGTAAAGAGATGAGCGCTGGCATCGCTGATGCCAGCATCGGCGATGATCAAGATGCAAAAACAGGAACTCAAGTTAGCGAAAAAGATGAAGATTCTATAACTGAAGTTAAAAAAAATGGTAATAATATCAATGTTAATATTAGTGTGAAAGGTTCCGGTATTGATGGTTCCGAAGAAAAACCTACTTCAGATAAACCTCCTTTAGATCAACATCATTTAGATCAATCTTCTTCAGATCAATCTGAAACTATTCAAGATCCTTCTGAAGAAGTGCAAATTAGTGAAACAACTGCTGGAAATGATGATGTAGAACGGCCGGTCTTCCTAGATGATAAAGAAAGTTCAAAAAAAGTACAATCACCAAGTTATCCAGAACATTTGCAAATTATTCCATTAGATCCACATGCATCTAAAAAAACATCAAATGTGTATACTGCGTATTTAAATGAACTTAAAACTAAAATTGATAAAGCATCTAATATTGAAGCATCTCAAATTGAATTAGTAAAAAAAAAGCAAAAAGAAATAGATCTAGAAAAAAAAAGTACTCAAAAACATATAGACGATGTAGCAAAACAAAGTGATAAAAATTGGATTAAAATTTTGGAATTTTCGTACTCGGCGATGGCAGATATTATAAAAGCAATATGGAGTGTTTTTCAAACTATGGGTATTTTTTTTTATAGATGTATTATTGCATTTATTGAATTTTGTAGAACACACCCCGTTATGACACTTTGCGCTATAATTGCTGCAATAATAGTTATTTTATTATTAACTTGGTTTGTCTTTGGAGTCCAGCTTGGATATGATAGTAAGTCAATCGAAGTCACAGAACCAGATACAGATGAATCTGATAAAGTACAAAGTACTAATGATTACAGTAGTTGTGGTCAATTAAAAAAATTTAATTTTTGGGATGGTCTTAACAATCCAGCTGAATATACTTTTAATTATTTTAAGGATGGTACTGAAAAATTAAAAAGTTCTACTATACTTAATAAATTATTTTATAATAGCGCCAATGCATTTGGTGATCTAGCAACTGGAATAACTGGTATATCATTGATTGAAAAATACAAATCAGACCGTCCTATAAACAAAAAAGGTGATGTACCAATGCAAAGAGTTAATAATATTTCTTATATTGATTATACTTTATTAAATGAAAAAATTAAAAGGGATATATACAAAAGTGAGCAAGCTGTCGAGAACACTGCTATTTCATTAATTAAACCCAAAAATATAGAATGGAAATTTCCATATATTGATTATTATACTTATAATAGTGATGCTAATTTATTACCAGATAGTATAAAAAGATATAAAGATAAAAATAATCCAACCGCATATTCATTAAATGACACACACACACTAACATTTGAATGGAATAGAGAGGGAAGAGATTATGTCTTAGATTGTAACCCTAAATTTAAAGATCTAAATATTAGTAAATACAGTGATTTATACACTGATGATGATAATCACTGTCGAGCTTTTTATAAACCGAATACCGTATTCTCTGCTAGTTGATACAAATGTGCTTCCATTTCGCATTGACTTTTTTATCTCTCTATTGAATCCAATTCTAACTTTCTTCACATAATGTGTGTGGGTTACAGATTCGATTGTTGTTATTTTTCCTTTCTTTATAATGAAAATTAGATATATTTTAAATTTAATAGTAAAATTTAAAAGATTTTTTAAGATAAAAATATTATATTAATTTGTTATTAATGCATATATATTTATATTAAATTATATTAATAGAGTAATGACAAATTATGCTACTGAAATAACATATACAACAGACCAACCTCTTTCAGAATTAAGCACGAAATCATGTAACAAGCAGGTTGGAGATGCTGAAAATGCTGAAAATATTGGATATACATGTAGTATAAATGAAGCAAAAAAAAAAAAAAAATAT